TAGGCTTTTTTCATTTCCGGATCCGTTATCATTGGAGTCTTGGTTTTCTTTTTGCCGATCTTCTTTTTTGATTTATTGTTTATTTTTGTTTCGACTATCTTTTTGAATTCCTCGATCATCGCCATTTTCTGTTGTAGGAAATAGTGGCCTTTGAAATTAAATTTGACCTTGGCTTTTTCTTCCTGGTTTTTGAGTATTATCTTTTCGTTTCTGTTGCTGTCGTCTATGATCGCTTTGATTACTGACTTGCTGATAGATTTTGTCTGAGCGTTTGTAAGCCCTCCCATTGCCTGGTTCATTAGGGGCATATAAAAGCTCCACCCTCCGGCGACCGGTTGGAGGCCTTCCCTTTGCCTGGCCTCGTTGATTAGGAGCCAGTTATTTTTTATTCCGTTGTCGTATTCTTTGAGCGCCATTTCTCTGTCTTCCGGGACCGGGTTCTTATACCAGAAATAGAGAGTATCTTCGAAGTCTACTCTGATCAATTCTTCGGTTAGCTTTTCGACGATCCTGTTGATCTCCGGGACGATCGTCTCCCTTAGGAATATTTCCATTCCCATCTTGGCATTCGCGTAGTTCACCTCGTCGGTAATCGCCACGACTGATTTTGGAGTCTTGAATGCGACCAGAATATCGTCTCTGGTGAATCTCATTGATTCGATGTAGTCCATTTCCTTTTGTGAGAGGCTGATCTGCTGGTATTCAAGGCCGGCTTCGAGGACTGCTATCTTGCTGTTCTTTCCCGGGCCTCTGTGCCTCATGTTCCAACTTGATCTCATTTCTCCTTTCTGCTTTTTAGTCAGATTCTTCGTGCTCTTGATTATAGCGTCCGGGCGGGCGTTATTTAAGAAAAAGTCGCGCTGATATTTTGTCGCGTATGCTTCCGTCTCTACTCTGTATTGAGCCGGGCGGAGCGGACTCATTCCGAGGTGCTCTCTTAGAGGATCCGGATATTTGAAATGGATTATGTCTTCCGGGGCGATCGAGATCGTGGTCCCGGCGAGAGTGTTGAATTTATATTCTTTGATGTAGTCCTGCGGATCCGATACGACCGTCATTAGATCAGGCCTGAGATTCCAGAGCTCTACCGGACGCCCTCCTTTGTTCCTTACCTTGTAGATAAATGCGTCGCCGGTAGTTTTTAGGTTGATCATTAGTATTTCAAAAAACTCATTCTTTGTCTGGAATTCGTTGGGCCTGTAAACTAAATCAAGCGCGAGGTGCGATTCGATTTTCTTCGTGTCTCCTTTTGAGTTCAGGATCCTGTATAGTTCTATTTCAATGCTTCCGACTTTCTCGGCCGTCTTTGAAATGCAGGCGAAGACGTAGAGAGATTTTCCGTATTGTTCGAGCTGGCCGGTGGCCGACATTTCCGGGCTGACGAGCCTTTTCATTAAATCAAAACCCGAGGAAATTATATTTTGTTTTTCTTTTCTGCCTTGAAAAAGTTTTTGAAATATATTTGCCATGTGTCTTTTTATTTATTATAACAATTATTTTTTATTCGCACAAGAGCCTATATGAAAGAGATCCTCGGGGTGGGAGCTTCGACCATTTGCCAGGCGATCGCGCGGGCGAATACCCTGTCGTCGTGCCTGCCTTTTTTATGGACCGGGCGATTCCTTTCGTCGTATTCCATGCTCCTGGCTTCCTCTTCCGCTTCTTTGTAGGTTTCGATTAAATATCCTTTGCGATATGCTTCTTCGAGGTCCGTTATCATTACCGATCTGTTGGATCCGTCGGTTGTCCATTCCTCGTATTGTATCCCGTGCTCGTCGGCTTTAATGCAGTGAGCTTTTCCGACTCCGTTCTTTTCTATGGCCAGGGTTATTTCGTATCTGAAAAATATCTTTTTAATTTTGTGCCAGAATATATCTATCGGCTCGTTCGAGGCGTATTCGAAGGCTACTCTCGCCCTTCCTTTTGGCGGTGCGTAGATTATTGCGAGAACGTGCCTGTCTCCGGTGAGAGTTCCTTCGGCTCCGTCAACCGCAGCGTAGAGATGGCCTCTTCCTACTCTGATCCTGTCCTCCTCTGAGATCTTATCCGGATTGTCGAGCGCGATTCTCTTTCCCGCGTCTGTCGTGATCTTATTAAATACTCCACGGCCTGACTGCAAGAAACAACTAACGTCGTCCTCCGGATACTCCTGGAAGAATAGTTCTCCCTTGTCCCAGATTTTATATGTCCTCCATTTCAACTGCCCGGCGGTCAGCGTTATTCCCCATTCTCTCTTCGCCGTTTCGACGAGCCTCTTTGTTTCCTCGTCGAGATTAGCCATGAATTGATCGTCCGGGATCCTTAGTAGCTCCTGGACTGATTCGGACATATTCTTTCTGTCGTCCTCTGTTAAATGATCGACGCTGTATTCGTCGTCTATGAACCACGGAATAAAGATCGGCGTATAGGCTGACTTTCCTTCCTTGGCGTTCTGCCACATATCTTTGAAATCACCGCTACCGTTGGCCGTGGTCTCGATGTCGATCTGCCCTTTCATTCCGACGGCTTCCTCGATACCTCCGAGGATCCTTTTTAGGCTGTCGTAGAATGCAGCTTCCGAGAGGTGGGCCCGGTGGACCGTATCTCCTCTTCCGAATGCTTTTTGTCCGGCCGTTCCGATGTAGTATGAACTGCCTCTCTTCGGGAATGTTATTTCGCTCTGGCTGTCGATCGAGACTACCGGCTTGACGTCGAGGTTGTCGATATAGAATTTTACGGCGCTGAACAATCTTTTTGTCGCTTCTCTTTCGTGAGAAACAACGACCGCGTTCGTCGGTTTTCTTATACAGTCGATTAGCTGATCAGCGTCGATTATTTTACTGAGTCCTTTCTGCCTCGGTTTTAGTATCAGGTTCCTGGCTGTCTTTCTGGCCCAGTAGAAGAGCTGGGGAATATTAAACTTGAAAGGAACTACTTCTCCCTCCTTATTCCTTATTTTTAGGAGCTTCTCTATTATCTCCTTGTTTGTTAGATTTTTCTCCATGTTTTTTATCGTATTCGTCGAAGAGATCTTCGAGTGTTTTTTCTGTCGGAATTATATATTGCTCTTGCTTCGGGCGATAGTCCGGGTGCTTCCTATTGAGATATAGAGAGATTGCCCATGGCGCGTCGTTGGCTATGGCCGTGAGAAGTCTGTCCTCTACCTCTCCCCTTTGATCGCGCCTGATTATATCAACTTTCTGGGCGAACTCTTTATCCTCCTGATACCATTCGTAAAATGTCGATCGGCCGATATTGAGACTCTGGCAGGCTACTTTTGTTATTCCCATCGCCTGGCCGAATATTTCGAGGAATCTTTCTTTGTTGATTCTCGTCCTGGCTTGCTGTTCTCTTCTGTCTCTCCTTTGTTTCTGCTTTGGCGTTTCGAGATATATTATTCCTGCAATGGCTCCTGCGTCCGCTTTTTCCGTTGTGATATGTCCGGAGAGGGTTTCGGCTGAGGTCTTTTCTATTTTTTCCTGGTCTTGGTTGTCCATATACGGGTATTATAGCTCCTTTTTATCTTTTTGATAACAACTCCCTTGGGATTCAGTGCTCTTCTTAGGTATTCTACGGCTTTGAGAGGATCTGTTTTTATCCCGCAGGTGAAGACGTCTATCGCAGCGTATTCGTATTCCGGCCAGCTATGTATCGATATATGGCTCTCGGCCAGGATTAGGACTGCTGTTATTCCGTAGGGTGTGAATTGATAGCCTGAAAACTTCAATGGTGTTCCCCCGGCCTTCCTGGTAGCCTCTTTTAATAATCGGGAGAGCTTTCTTTTGTTCTCCGGTATCTTAACCCCCGAAAAATCCGCTATGATATGTTTTCCTGCTATCATTTTTTTAGTATGTCTATGTCTCTTACTACGCTTCCGTAAACGTCCTTTATGGTCGAGGGATCTCCTTTGAAAAAGGCTATGACCGTTTCGTGGACTGAATATGTCGCCTTTGTCTCTTTGAATAGCTTTTCTGCCTGGCCTTTATAGAATACGAGGACGTTCTGGTGAGTCTTTCCTACTTTGCGCCCGGCGTTGAATTGTCTCGGGGCCCTTATCCCTATGGTCCCGTAGTTTGTGATTAGGATTATCTCGTTGTAGTAGCTTAGGCCGAGGTCCGTAAATAGTTTGATATTGTCCCCGACGAAATTCCTGTATATCCCGGTCTTTCGATTCCTGATCTCCCCGACGACGACTATTACGAATCTGTTATCTTTGAGCTTGTCGATCGCTTTCTTGAAGCTGTTTTTGTATTGCTCCATGAATTCTTCGTATGTCCCGAGAGCGCTCATATCTTCCTTGCTGTAAACTTCGAGATCGTAGTAGGGAGGACAGGTGAATATCAAATCAAAATCGTTGTCCGGAACTACTTTGTCGATATCGTTGGCGTCTCCGGCATACATTTTGACGTCCTTATAGGGCGCGCAGACCGGCTCGTTCTCTTTGATCTGTTCTTCTCTTATGTCTACTCCGACGTAGGGCATTTTGAGCTCCCCGGCTACTACCGCCTTGGCCGGATCTCCCATAAAGTTGTCGAGGATCTTTCCTCCTTTCGGGTTGAACCAGGTATAGATTATTTCCGTTAATACCGGATCGAAGTTGCTGACGGTCCCTATCCAGCCCTCTATTTCCCTGTCGTAGTATTTTTCAATGAATTCCTCGGTTGTTATTTCATAGCCGAGATATTTTTCGAGATCTGTTTTCTTCTTGTAGAATTTCGGATCCTGGGACGACGGATCTTTGTATAATATTTCCTCCCTGGTCCCGTCGAGCGCTCCGGTTAGGGCGAGCCATGCTCTTTTTCTGTCCTGCCAGTATGGCTGGCGGGCGTCGAGGATAGAAAACGGAGGAACGATAAATCTGTCCATTAACTTTAATCTGGCTTCTTCTTTCTTGTCCTGCATATTTAGGAGCTTTTTGATTTCGTCCGCTCCGAATCCTATTTTTAATAATAGATCCTTGCTGAAACATTCGTTTAGCTTTTCGTAGTCCCAGCCGGCCCGGTTATGGTTGCTCCTTAGTAAATATTCTTTGAATTCCGCTTCGGTTAGCTGGCGGTTCGGGATCCTGACGTCTATCTCTTCCTGGCCTTTGCCTAATAACGACAAAATCGCTAACCTCTGGTGGCCGGCGATTATTTTATTGTCGAGATTTATTACCGGAATTTCTACCAAGCCGAATTTCGATAGGCTCTCTGTTAGGTATTCCCTTTGTTTTTGAGAAAGGATCCTCGGGTTGTTCTCGTATGGAATCAACTCCTCGATTCTTCTCTTCTCTGTTTTCCATTCTATATTTAACTCGTTCATCTTTTAATCAATAGAATTATGATATTTTTAAGCGCTCCCATTATATTATCTTGCAGACTTTTCATTGAAGTCTCTAATGCCTGGATCCTTATTTCGAGCGCAGCGGTTCTGTCTATTCCTGACGCGCCGGCCGGGGCCTGACATGATTCTATCCTTGTCTCTAAGTCGTTGATCGTTTGTTCGAGCTGGGCTATTCTTTTATAGACATCATCGTTATTATTGCACGGATTTTTGACTATCCTTATTCCGTTGCTGTCTAAGAATGGACCGTAGTTCGAAGTCGTGCATGTTAGATCTATTCCGTAGCCCGGGTTAACGGCAAAAGCCTGGACCGGGCCCAGTAAAAATACGAATAAAATTATTGCGATTATTATTTTTTTCATGGTGTTTTTTTTATTATTTATTATTTGGGAGGAGGTTTTTTCTCCTCCCGTTTTTTTTCGTGTTTAATTTGCAATGCCTCGGCAAACTTTCCTATGGGGATTAGCTTGCCGTCCCACCAGATTACTCCGTTCATTTTCTCCTCCTTTTAGGAATTCATTTAATGTCCCGATGTATATTTCGGGATAATTCCGCAGGATAATATTTTCCCGGCGGGTGATCTCCTTCTCTACTTCGTCGTGGCATTCCCGGCAGATCAAGATTTTTTTCTTTTGTTTTTTCTTGTCATGCCCCCAGACGTGGGTTTTCCATTTGTGGTGCTTTGTCAGCGGGACGCCGTGTCTTTTGCAGATCGGACAATATCCTATTAGGCACAATATTGAATCACCTCGTGCTATATCTATTATAGCATATTTTTAATTGATTAGAAAGTCTTTACCTTGACTCTTCTTATCGCCGGCGACCTCATTATCCGTTCCGGGAGATTCTCCTTTATTATCTCGCCGGGATTGTATGTTCTGTCCTGGTAGCGGAAATAATTAACGGCATATAATACTTCTTTTGTAGATATTTCGTATTTTGAAGGATCTTTTAGTTTTCGGCCGATCATTTTTTGAAACTTCGGGCTTAGAACTATTGAGTCGTCGGTTGAAACAAAATCGAGATATGTCAACCTTTCCAGCTCCTCTTCTTTGAATATTTTTACGTCTTTTTTATATCTTCCTTTTATTTCGTAGACGTTCCCGTATAGGCTCCTGAAAAGGTGGCCCTCTCCCATTCCTTCGAGGCTTTCGATTACTTTTAATAATTTCTCTTTATTGAAAATTATAGGATAGTGGACCTCGAAATCTACGCATGATTTCTCTTTCTGTTTTAGCATTTTTACCGTGGCCCGGAGAGCTCGATAATAGTATCCGCCTTTCGTTTCGTGCCTCTCGGCTGTTTTTTCAAGATTTCCTTTATTGAAATATTCTATTTCTTTGACCTGCTTCAAGAAAAAAAAGTCATCGTTCATTAAGATAAAATCTTTGCTAATCCTATCGTCCTTGCAGGCTATTTTTAATTTATGGACCGCATTTTTTATTTTGTTCTGGTATGGATCTTCGGCCGGGATATGCGCTACCTGGTCCTTATTTATAAACCTCGGGCAGAATCCTATCAAAAATACCCGATCGGCTTGTTCGAGATTTTTCAAACTTCGAAGCGAGTATCTGATCTCGTTATTATTCCACCTGCTCGAATTTCTTAATATATATACGACGTCTAATTTCTCCATTTATTTTTTGGAAATTATTACTATGTGGCTTAATCGACTTTCGACTATGGAGCACCCTGGAAATGACGAAACGAAATCCTCTTCCGTGAATTGCGTTATATGGTGGCGAGGATCTCCGTAAAAATGCTCCGTATACATTCCGGTATGTTTGGGAGTCGATACCAAGACCGCTGAAAATTGAGATAAAAATCTGATCTCCTCGATCGCTTTTTGTTTCTCCCAATGTTCGACTATGTCTATCATTAAGATAAGATCGTATGATTCCGCTTTGACGATATCGCCGGATAGAAAAATATCGCGGGGAACTACTCTATCGTATATTGCGTAGAGTCTGTTCCCTGGTTTTCCTTTTAATAAATATTCTGTATCTTCTACGGCGTCGATTATTATTCCTTCGGTTGGTTCGAGCTCTCCCTGTTCCGCTTTCTTCGATAGATATTGCTCTCTGATCAATAGGCCGTATTTTCCCATTCCGGCCCCGATGTCCAATACTTTTTTAGGATTTATTCTCTCCACTTCCGCTAAAATTATCGGTATATTTTGTCTGTATGATAGCATTTTAATATAATTTTTTAGTTGTCCCCCATTTCTGCTCGGCATAAACCTTTCCGACGATAGGCGCCTTTTGTCCGTTGTGGTTTTCCGGCCAAAATGAGCAAGTTGGAAGAATTGTTATTTTTTCTTTTCCGTAATCTTCGATCACTTTCGTGAACATTGTCCCTCCGATAGTTTTCCATATCGGGCGGATTATTTTCGCTTCCCCCATTCTCTTGATATATTCTTTTAATATCGGGTGGCCGGCTACTGATCCGAACGCTCCGTTGCCTATTCTCCCCGGGTGGTTATCGTGTTCGTAGCAAGCGAAAAAGTCGACCTGCATAATTGATTCGTTCTCGATCGATTCCTTGCATATTGAATCTGCGTCCATATATACTCCTCCGTATCTTTCCAATATTTCCACCCTGGCGATATCGGCAGCTCCGTGATATTCTCCCCTGTCGAGATATTCTTTGTAGAGAGCCCTGTTTTTTAATTTAAGTCCGAGGATACCTGATTCCGTCCAGACGCATATTTTCATTCCCGGATTCTTTTCTTCCCAGGTCTTCATCCATTCGACCGGCTCTCTTTTTGGCCCGATCCAGATTTGATGTAGTATTTTCGGTATCATATATTTTCTATGAATTTATAGGCTTTTCTTCCGGGACTGAATGCGTTGCCGACGAGACTTTCCAATTCTGCCCGGTGATCTATTAAACTCGGCATTGGAAAGTATACCGGTATATTTCTGCTTTTTAAGAATCTCGATATCCTTGTGTCGTCCTGCCTGTCGTGAAGATGTTCGTAGTATTTTATAAATTCCGGAATCAATTTTGTCGGTAGACAGATCGCTACTCCCCAGCATGGACGGTCCTTGATTATATATCCTGCTTTCAATCCTTCCGTGGCCTCTTGTCTGAATGCTACTCTGGTCCCGTAGTAAAAATTAAAGCACGTCATTACTGTCGGATATTCATTGACATATTGCTCGATTATTTTTTCTGCTTTCTCTTTGAAATTATTACAAACGATCGCGTCGTCCTGGATTACTACATGGAGATCGGCCGTAGGATCGAACATTTTCCAAGCGTTTAAGCAATTCCAGATCAATCCTTTGCTTTCTATATCCATAGAGACGGGAACCTCTCCCAGTTTTTCTTTGAGATACGGTATGAATTTTTCCCGACTTGGGTGAGCCATTATGCTGATTGATAATTTCATATTTCGTCTACGTAAAAGCTGAAAATTAAAAATCCTACGATAATGCTTAGCCTGTATTCCTTGTTCTCCTCTTTGCCGTCTCTATAATTGATTCCCCAGTTTAATCCTACCGCGAAGACTTGTATTGTTTTTGATATTTCAAATCTCATGTCTTTGATGTTTTTTATCCCAATCGATTCCTTTTAAGAATTCGTTGTTTTTATAATGCTCTTCTATCTCGGCCCGGGTGATCGTTCCCTCGGCGATTCCTTCTTTCCATTGTTTTATCGCCATGTCGAGAGTCCTTCTTGCTAAGTATACCATATTTCCGAAAGGCTTTTGCCCGATTCCCTTGACCGTATAATCAAAATATTCTTTGATTTCTTCTTCGGAGAATTTCCTCATTGATAATTCCTCCAAAAACTCTATTTCTTTTTTTTGTTTTTCAGATATTTTTTCCATGATTGATTTTAATAAAAAATCCCAATAAAAATATCCATATTGGCTCCGGGATACATCTCGGCTTAGGCTTGATAAACTTCTCGTTTTTTAGCGCCGATAATTCAAGGATCTCCCGATACTCTTTTCTGATTTCCCTTCTTAATTTTTTTGACGATTTCTGGCTCATTTTTTTTCGTATATTAACCTTGCATATCTTACTCCGTCCCTTTCGTATTGCTCTATGCCTACGACTTTCGGACCTTTCTTGATTGAATTTTTGCTGACTCCGTCAATGAATTTTCCGATCGTTTCGAGAGTGAATTTCTTGATCCACTCTGTATTTTTCACTACCTTGATCGTTTCTATTATGTCCTCATCCTTGTATCCTTTGAGAAGAGTCGCAGCGCGAAGATTCCTTTTAATCAATGACTGCATTATTTCTTCGTTGTCGATATTGATTCCCGTTTCCCTGGACCAGATTCCTATTATTCTGATATGCCTTTGCGGGGCTTCGAGAAGTTTTTGAAGCGGTGGCCTTTTATCTTCCTCTTTTTTCTTTTCCGCTTTGGCCGGCTCCGGATTGATCTCTTCTTTTTCCGGGAGATCTATTCCTTTCCAGGCCATCATTATTTCGCAGGCCTTATCGACGTTGATTCTGAAATGAACCGTGCAGGGCTGTTCCATTCTTTTGCTTTCCAATACTCCGAGCTTCTCTCCTATCTTTCTGGCCGTCTCTAATTCTTTTCTTGATAGTCCGGTTTCGTCGTATAGATCTTCTCGCGTTTTATAGATCCACTTTTCTTTGTTTTTTGTCTTGTCCGACCAGTAATATAATTGGCACCATAGGATCGCTAACTTTACCGATCCGAACGCTTTCGCGACGATCGGCTGGTATGCTATCGGGCGTTTCAAAAATTCGCTGATTATGGTTTTCATGGTGTTGCTTGTATATATTTTATCAAGATTTTTTCTCGTTGTCCAATTTCTGTTTTTCTTCCGCTTTCTGCTTGGCTTCTTCCTTTAATCTTTGAGTATATCCTTGGAGGAATCCTTCTCCGTGCATTTTTTCCATCTGTTTTTCCGTATAGCAAATCTTAACGGGATACTTCGATCCGGCCCAGACTCCCACGCAATAAAAAATTATAGCTGTTATCCATTCCATATTATTTTTCTTCGATATCGATTTCGTATGGCTCCGGAAGATATATTCCGTGTTCTGTTAGATTCCCCGGTATATTCGCCCATGTTCTGATCCTGCTACAATAATCCGCAAATTCTCCTCCGGATAATTCGCTCGTTCCTGCCGGGATCTCTATTTTTCCCGATCCGAAGATTTTTGATAGCTGATCGACTATCTCCTCGGTTAGAGTCTGTCCGATCAATGGCCTTAATGCGTCCGTGAATTTTTTCTTTTTATCTTCGTCTATGATGTCGACCATTCTTTTATTGAATTTCATTTGAAGAAGATTATGGACATCGTTGTCGTCCTCGTATCCCAATTCGTCGGCGAGCTTTCTTACGATCACCGCCCAGTAGTATCCGTTGAAATTAGTAAATTCACCAGGCTGGCCCGAAGTCCTTTTCTTAAACTTCTTCTTGATAGATATTTCCATCTCCTGGCCGTTTTCAAATTTCTCCAAGAATAATTTCACTCCGTCCGGATCGTGATATACTAATTCTCCTTTGTTTATCGATCCAGAAAACTTTGGTATTATCTTCATGGTGTTTGAATATTAAATATATTGCTTTCTTTTTTTCCTGTTCCCAGTCGACTCTGGGATATTTTTTTAATTCTTCCGGGGTTGCTCTCGATAGAGCTATAAATATATTGATCTGCTTATCGAGTCCTTTCCCGAGGTGGTGATATTCGCAGAGAGGTATTATCGCCCATTTTTCCTGAACCTGTTTTCCGGCATAGATTATCGCGTGCTCCCAGGTTATTCTTCCTTTGCAGTCCGATCCGCTCCGGGCGCATGTATGATAATATGGATCTATTTCAAGTATTCTTTTTATCCTTTCTGGGATTGGCGTCATTTATTTTTTTATTAAATATAACTACCATACTCGGGAATGGAGCCGACTGCTTTCCATTCCCAAACTTTAACCGCCCCTTAATAAATCTGATTTCCGCTTTGTGATAGATATAATCGTGAAAATATCGGGTGTCAGTTCGTGCCGGCAAAAGCATAACCACTAATCCCCCCCCCCCTCGCTTCGCTTGCTTTCTTTACCCAGTCTCCGATCTCTCGGCCGTATGGCGGATTACAAAATACTCTTTCATTATCCCAATCCTGTTTCAATCCGTCGTCTTCTTTCGTATAGAATTTTCGGCACTTGGAGTTCTCTTTCGTGGCGCACGGATCAAGAGTGAAATTAAATTCCTTATCTAATTCATCGAAAAAGTCTTGCGGAGTCGACCATTCTGGCGTTTTACTACTAAACATTAAATCTGTATTCATACATTCTTTATATTGAATCTTTCTCTTAATTTTCTGTATTTTTCTCTTATTCTTGATATTTCTTTTTCTTCAACTTCTCTCATTACTGCTTTTTTATAATCCTTAGATTGAACTGCCATAATGCTCTGTCTTTTTCTATATTCAGGATCACTATAATATCTTTTTTTATTGTTTTCTATTTTCTTTTTTCTCTTTTCTGCATATCTTTCTTTGTAAACATGCTCATAAATTGTCGCTATACAAACTTCGTATTTATCAGCTATCGATTGAAATGTCATTCCTTGTTCTCTCAATAATGATAGCGATTCCAATTCTTCTTTGGTTAATTTTCTTCTTCTGTCTTTTTCAAATGTTAATCTTGGCAATTTCATATTTTTTGTGGAGAGGGCAGGGTTCGAACCTGAATCTCCGGTCGATACTTCTGACGGCGTCCCGCCAAATCTATGAACGATACGTCGTTCGCCGGTGTTATGCCGATTTAACTACCTCCCCGAGAAAGCACTATGCCTTCTCTTTCTTATATCTATTCTCCGTATTCTGTTAGGTCTTTTTCATCAAACCACCTGTCCACGGAAAGACTGTTATTGTCGGAGTAAGCAACATCTGCTTGTTGTTGTCCATACTTTCCGACAAAAAGTCCTTCTACGATCCCAACTTTTCTGCTTTCGATAATTATCACCTTATCTCCGATTGCGAATCTGAATTCTACTTGTATCATTTTTTTTGATTTATTATTCTTGCTCTGTCGACCTTTTATCTTCTGTTCCTTTATCGAATAATGATGTCGGAGCCGTGGTATATTTTGCCCGATATAGTCCGTTGTCGTCGAGGAATTCTTGAAGGCCCGGGATATCTTTTTTGTTCCCCCAGCGAGCCGGAGTGAATTCTCCGGTGATCGGATCCTTCCACCCGCTGATCTGGATTATCTTGCTTCCGAATAAAAAGTCTTCCGTCCTCTCGATGTTCATTCCGTAGTTGGCCTTTCCTTCTTTGTAGATCAACCCTCCGAAATAAACCCAGTCGCCGAATCTTGTATAGTTGATCTGGCCGATCAGGTGCCTGATATCGTGCATTTTGAAGGTATGCGTCTTGTTCTCTTTGCACCATTGATAGACTTTTACCAGGGCCTCGTATAAGCCCTTGTAGAGAGATATTTCCCTTCGCGCGACTCTATGTCCGCAATTAGGGCATTTGCCGTCCTGGGCGCTGTTTTTGAGCCCCAGGATAACCTTTTTATCCTCTATCAGATCCTCCAAGGCCATAGTTAGGTATTCTTTGACCGTTCTTGCCTGGATTCCCTTGATCCTGTCCTCGTTCTTTATCCAGAGGATCTTCGAGTTCATTGATTCGGCGATATATTTTATGATATCTTCCTTTTTCATTTCTTTGGCTTTTTATTCAAAAGTTTCATAATCTTTTTTGTCGCCTTGTCATAATTTCCATCACTGGCTCCCTGAGAATCAATCGACATTCCAAAATCAAAAAGAATATCCATAATTATCTTTTCTTCCTTCGTTAATTTTTGTTCTCCAATTCCACGAATATACGAGTCTCCTTTTTTTTCATTCTTCATGCTCTTAAAATAATTGCTTTTGATATTCTTCGCTGATCTCCCGGACGGCCTTTTTTATCCGCGTCAGCATTTTGACTATGTCCGAGAATTCCCTCTTTGTTTCGATTATATGGAATTTCCCGGTGGCCCGGAGCGGTCTATATTTATTATCCGGATAGATCTTTTCCGTTTCGATATCGACCAGCTTATACTTCGGTATGATTTTTTTCAGGATCCAGATTCCTGTTTCGTAGAATGTTATCTGGCCGAGCTTGTCGACATCTTTTTTTGTCCAGCGAGTCTGAGACGTTTTGTATTCGATTAGCTCCGTGAAGTCCGCTTTGCAGGAGTCCGGCTGGATCCATAGCTTGATTATCTGATCGTCTATTTTTAGCTCTACCTGGAACGATACGTCTCTTATCTCGAATTTCGGGAGTCTGGCCATGACGATATCGAGGACCGGATCTCCGCAGAGTTCGTCCGAAGCCAGGGAGTCGGCCATTTGCTTGCCTTTTTCCATTCCCTGGTTCGGCTTGAACTTCTTGCCTCCGAGAAAATACTCCTGGCGATATCTCTCCTTGTCCGTTTCCCATAGGTTGAGCTGATACCAACTGAAATGATCTCTCGGTAGGACTATCATGCTTTTGCCGGTTCCTTCGGTTTTTCTTCTCCTCCTACCGCTTCGGCGACTTCTTTTAGGGTGGCGAGGTGCTTATCGAGAGCCTCGATATATTCCTTCTTCTGCTCCTTGGTATAGAGATCTGATTTTCCCATTTTCTCCCTGTATTCGTCGGCTGTCTTTTTATCGAGCTGTTTGATACTTTTTAGGACCGCTTTGAAGTCCGCTTCTTTTTGGGCCGGTGTTTTTCCTTTTTCTCCGTTAGCCTTATTTCCGTTCGCGTTGTTTCCGTCGTCGTCTTCTTCGGTTGCTATTCCGAGAATCGCTCCGGCTGAATATCTCCTGCCGTATGTTAGAGCCGATCCGAGGCTCTGGGGCCTGTTGTCCGTCGGAGTGATCTCGAAGATCTCCTCTAAGAACTCACCGCTCTTATGCATTAGGATATTTATGATCTGATTCTTCCCGGCCGGAAATTGGGCGAGAGAGAGTCCTTCCTCCGACAATGGCTGTCTGTATGCCTCGATTACGTCCGCGAGGTCCGCGTATGTCGAATTATAGAAAGGATTTATCGCTCCCTTTTTTACGGTTTTCATTTTAGCTTGGAACTTGGCGAGTGCTTCCGCCAGATTCCTTATTGATTCTGATTTGTTCATGGTGTTATTTTTTTACTCTTTCCTCTGTGTAGAGCTCGGCTCCGGGAACGACTATTCCGGATTGCAGAGCTTTCTTTATCTCGGTTTCGTTAGGATCGAGATATTGAAGCGGGACCTTTGCCTTATCTACAATCCTTACTCCGGTGTAGGTATAGGTTTTGATCAGGCTCGATTTTTCTTCGATAGCTTCGAGCTTCTTTCCCGACTTCTCGATATCCTTTTCGCTGACTTCTCCCTTTTCGAATGCCTCGTTGATCCTGGCCTTTTCTACCTCTTCTTTGGCTTTCAGCTTTTCGCTGTATTTTCTCTGCTCTGATTTAAGATTGTTTTCGGCTTCGGCGAGATCCTTTTCGAATGGAGCCCAGAACTCTTTGATATTTTCGATAACCTTTTTAAGCGGATTGATGTTTTTTTCCTTTTCCGCTTTGATTATCTTCGAGACCTTACCGATCATTTTTAGCCCTTCGGCTGATTTTTCAAGCGTCGGCTGGCCGGTTATCCTCAGCTCTTTGAGTTCCGGTATGCTTTGAGTCTCTGTTCTTACTATCGCGAGAGACTCTTCTATTTTTTTTTCAACTTCTTGTTCTTCCATGGTGTTTTTATTTTTTTTACTTTTTTATCGTCGACCATTTTTTGAAAATATCCTGATGTCTTGTCGTGAACTTTTTCTCTTCCTGATCTCCGCCGGCGTAGATTTTCAATCCTCTGTAAACCATTGCGACGATGTTTATTTCAAGGCTTCCTTCGAGCATTTTTATCGCCTCTTCTCTTTTGATTTTTTCGAGGACTGCTACTTTGTATTTATTATTTACCACGAGATCGTATGGCAAACCCGGCATGATATTCTCCATGTCTTTTACGCTGTATCCCCAGGTCCATAATTGTTTTTTGATAATCTCTTTCTTTGTCATGGTTTCTTTGTTCCATTATAAATGGTTTATAATAATCTGTCAACTCATTTTTTCGGAGATCCTTTTAAGGAATTCTTCCTGGACTCCCTTGCTGTTAACCCTTTTCTTTTTTCCTTCGAGGATCTGATCGGCTATATTTTTCTTGCGGTTGAGAATATCGATTATGTCCTCTTCGATCGTATCCGGACAAATATAGTAATAGATATTTACGGTCCCGGCTTGGCCGATCCTATGCGCGCGATCCTCGGCCTGGCGGTGAGTCTCCGGGCTCCATTCCATATCGGCGAAAATTACGATCGAGGCCTCTGTCAGATTTATTCCGATTCCTCCGGCTTT